GGAAGATATATTGTGAGGTATATCAAAGTGTAAGTGTGTAATATTTTAAATATTACACACTTACACTTTGATATACCTCACAATATATCTTCCTTATTCATTGTGTCCCATTTTGCATACGCTACTCTGGTTTATATAACACTCCTAAGGCTTAAATTCCCTAGTAACGATAGGTACATATATAGTGTATCTTCTATTTGATATCATCTATATTATAATTAGCTAGATTGATTGATGCATTGACATCTCTATCAATAACATTACCACAACAATCACATCTATATATTCTGTCAGATAATTTTAAGTCTTTTTTGACATTACCACATTTATGGCATGTCTTTGAACTAGGATAAAATCTATCAGCTATCACTACCTCAATGCCATATAACTCAGCCTTATACTCTATCTGTCTCCTAAATTCATATAACTTCTGAATCATAATTGACCTAGATAGATGACGATTTTTCATCATACCACTAACATTCAAATCTTCTAAAACTATACGAGATGGCTTGGTTTTCACTATCTCAGTTGTTGTTTGATGTAAATAGTTAGTTCTGATATTTAACAATCGACTATATAACCTTTGAATTATATGTCTTTGTTTTTGAATGTTCTTACATGACTCTAAGTCTTTTATATAAACTGGTCTATCGTTACCAAAATAATGACTTGTATTCATAAGAATCTTACGTGAAAACTTACGTTGCTCACGTTTTAACTTTCTCTCTAATCTCTTTACTTCACAAGTTTTATTGATATTATGGTACTTCTTAACGCCATTACCATCCTGATTAGAAACAACAGCTAACTCCTTAATACCTAAATCTACACCTAATTTAGTGTCTGATAAACCAACATCTAATTTATTGACCTCAAAACTAATAGATAAATACCAAAACCTACCATCAAAACTAATCCTAGGACTACGGTATTTTTGATTTTTGCCTATCTTAGGTAAAGATTCTCTTGTTTTTACAATACCAATCTTTTCACCTTGAAACCCATTAGAAGTCCTTTTTAGACTTTCATAATTTACATAAAAACTAGGCTTAGACTTTTTCCTAGACTTAAATTTAGGATATCCCTTGCTATGTTTAAAGAAATTTTGTAATGCTATATTGGCATCTTTAATACCTTGCTTCATTACATTACTTCCTACCTCTTTAAGCCATGTATGTGTAGTCTTTTTAAGATGGTTATTAATATACTTTCTAACTTCTTGCTCAAATACATGCTTTGGTTTACTATTATCTGCTAACCACTCTTGATATACCCTGTAACTCTCAGATAAAAAGTAATTATATGACCATCTAGCTACACCTACACTCTTCCAAAACAGAATCTCTTGCTCTTTTGTCGATAATAACCTAATCTTAACTGACCTATATATTTTGTTATCGTTACTATTTAATTTTTCTACCAAATTGACACCCCCTTTCTATACAATTTAATTATATAGAATACTTAGAGAATGTCAACTCTACATATAATATTTTAAATTATACATATTTATCTTATTCACACTAGAACGCAACTTCTAATGCAGTCTTACTGTCACCAGCAGACCTCTTATGCTTTCACATAAGCGTAGACTATATCTTCATCCTGTCTATCTTAAAACAGGAGCAACATTTTTCCTCCACCATAAGCTTGCGGTTTTACTCTCCCTCAAGGAGATAGTCGTTGAAGGTCTCCCGTATCTTACTACTAAGACTTAGGGCTTTCCCTGCTAAACATCCATTGTTTACAGCACTTAGAACATACGTCTTCTGAGGTTCACTATTTTATCACTCAGACACTGATATGCTTTTTTTCATCATATGCCATCTCTACTGTTTTTTCCGCTTTCGCACCTTAGACTTTTCGTCCCAGCTTATCGTTTCCAATTACTGTTTAGGTCGTAGAACTTTAGGAATTAAAAGCAATTAACGTTGAGTCTGCACCCCTTACGAGATACAGAGGGTATTCTGTTCAAATAAATTTTTAATTTATTAATATTTGTATAATTAAATACAAATATATTGTAACAGTTTTGTTACCCATGTAGCATCATAGTTTTGCTCGAATACAAAGTACCTAGACTTCGCTGCGATACTACGTTCCAAGAAACTCATCAACCTACGTACATTAACCCTATCTAATGCAGTTGGTTGACGTTGGAGCGTTTTATTTCCCCAAATAACGATACCTTGACCAATGAAATTAGTGATACAGTTTACTACATTCCTATGACCATATAAAGCATCACGCTCACCTTGTGTAGGAGAATACTCAGTTGAAATCGCTTTGGTAATCCTACCACGATTTAAACCAGCAGGTGCTAACCAAGGGAAACCTACTTTATCATTATATGCATATTGACCAGCTACAAAACCACTAGGTGGTAGCCAAATGTTTTTATTAGTGAAGTTATCACTAATTTGTAACCACGGCCAATATAAAGCACCATAAGAAGTATCTAAACCGTTTTGATTAGTATAAGAACCTTTACCATTAGACCAATTAATCATTTCTTGTACACTCATACCAAAAGGTGGGTCTACAAGGAAAATGGAATCCGCACGGTTCTCTACAATACTCAAACCAGCTTTAATAACACTAGCATCACTCCAACCACTAGCTGTCAATACATCAATAGTAACAGTCTCAGGGTTAGAGAAACTTTGTAACCCACCACCAGAAACGTCACCAATGATATCACTAGCAGTAATTCCAAGAATACCATCATCGCCACCACTGAAGATTAATGTATCTTCATGATATGTAACAGATGAGTCAGTATCAACTTTAGCATTCACACGAATAGAACCATTATTAATAATAGTCTCAACAAATCGCGGAGATTTAGGGTCTAGAGATAGCGTACTGAATTGCTCAACCACATTACCATTCTCATCTACGATGCGAACATTAAATGTTTGAGTGAACTCTTCAATAGCACTAAAAATAGCTGAACAACCATTTAATTTAGAATCAAAATACTTTGATTCTAAGAGTACTTTATTTGTACCCTTTTTGCCAGCGTGAGCATTAGAGCCAGTGTTACCACCTTTTACAGCGTCGCCTAACACAAATTCTTTTGCCTCAATACTACCAGTAGTCTGTAATTCAACACGAATCAATTTTGACTTAGCATTAATTACAGCTTCTACAAAGTTTTCCTCTGAGGAAGTCAAAGTCAAGTCTTCAAACTTTTCTTTCTCTACATCCTGTGAATCTTTAACAGTAACTGTAAATTTACCACCAGTCAATGCAGATTGAGTGATTTTAAGACCATTACTAGCCTCACCAATTACAGCGGAACGATAAAGAACTTTATCAGTACCAATCTTACCAGAAGTAGCTTTTGTGCCACCACGTACAACACGAGTATAAATTACTTGACTAGCATGAGTTAATGCCATTAAAGCACTATATAACCCATATTCACCTTCAACAGGTTCGCCAAAAGTTTTAATTAACTCTTGTTGTGAAGAAATCAAAGTAGGTACACCAACAGGACCGAACCTAGCACCACCTACCATACCGATAATACAAGTAGAGGAGTCTGTAGTATATTGACTTTTGTCAACCTCGTTCATGTATACACCTGGACTTAACATTGTTAGTGTAGCCATTATATCCCCCTCAAAAAACGGATAATAATTTATATTATAATATAAGTTATTCACTTTACCCATCATTTGTACATAGAATATTTCTTTAGTATATACAGATATTTATTGTTTAATGTTTTCACGTCCTATATATAAAAAAGCTATACACAATATAAGTGTATAGCTTTTAGTATCTTTTATTTAATATTATCAACATTATAATGAAAGTCATGACACAAATTTCCATCTTGAATGCCATTGACTAATGAATTATATAGTCTGAGTAATTTATCAAAATCACTCTTATAAACAACATCAAAAGAACTAACCACAGTATCATTAACCATATTATCTACTGTCAAAACCTTAGATAATATATCAGCCTCATGTAACTCCACCACATCTTGCTGATAATATTCAACATACTTTTCCACAAGTTAATCCCCTTCTAAATTAAACTTTAAGAAATTATTTTATTTTATGATAGGAATCCGAAGACTCCTCATTCGCTAATTTTAATTCATCTCTAGTCCTAACACCAGGACTAATACCATCTGTATTGAAATCTTGACTAGAAGAATTATTAGAGCCATTATTAGGTTTAATCTTATCTAAATCTTTTTCGTCTAAAGGTAAATCATGAATATCAATAACAACTTTATCAATCTCAAATGCTTTATCTACCCTGTAGATATAAGCATGGTCAATGTTAATTGTAATTGATTTACGATAGAAACGATTTGTCTCAGCAAAACCACTTACATCTGTATTATCGCTTACACCATCTTCTAATGCTAATTGAAATTCTTGTACATGGTCACCAATATCCATGAATTGAACTCTTAGATATGGTCTTTCAGAGAACTCCATTAACAACTCAGATATAAGACCATCACATACATCACGTTTAGTAGCGTATACGTCTATTTGATACTGTAGCATTACAGGTAATGAGTGTACCATAACTCTTTTACCTCTAAATTCTACTCCCTCTTCATCCCTAGCCTTCTGATTCGTCCAACCACGTCGTACTTGACTATCATTATAAAACTCATAATTGACAGAGAAATCAGGCAACCTACTAATACCTATAAAAGGCATTACTACTTTTCCTTGATGTTCCCTAGCATTTGTTATGAACTGTTCATCTACATCTGCGAAGAACACTTCATCATATAAGCTATGTATCCTATCATACATAGCTAAATCGTATTGATATAAAGGACTATGCATATATTATCTATTTTCCCATCTAATATCAAAATCGTCATATTTATTAACAAACTTCATGAAGTTCTCATGCAACATACCACTAAATGTAGTAAAACTTTCTTTCTGATAAGATTCATCTACCTCAAATCTGAAACCCTTTTTACCTATAGTGGAATAGTAGTCACCAACAATACCAACACGGAATTTACCTAACTTGTCTTTTTCACCTTTATTGCTACCATAAGTATATAAAAGATATGCATTTCCTTCTAAATCTATAAACAAAATAGAATCTTGCTCATACTTTTCACCTAAGCGTTTAAACACTTTGAGCATATCTTTTTCATCTTTACCATAGACAACAAAAGAGTTCTCTTTCTTAGTATCCCCTGTCTCTTCCTCTTTATAACTACCAACGACTTTATTATAACCAAATCCAGCCAAACGGATATACTTTTCTAACTCTTTTCTACGTTTACTGTTTTCAGATTTATCCAATACTTGTCTATCAGACGTAATAAATACAATAAAGTCTTTACCGATATGTTGAAATAATCTACCTAAACTAGCTTCATTGATAGTTGATATATTTTTTAATTCTTCTAAAATTAAACCATGCTTATCCATTTAAAGTGCCTCCATTAATTAACACAATCCTACATCCTTAGTATACCATGTAAACATATAAATGTAAAGTTATGTTAAGTTTTTTACCTCCTACTTTTAGAAGATTTTATGACCTTCTTATTCCTAAGATATAGATAAGTTACTCTATTGTTTTTAATCTTATCTAACTCTTTTAAATACATCTTATAATACCTAGATATATGTTTAGAGATATAACTAGCTATTGGTCTAAATAAAGGACGAGGTGGCATAGTTTTTTTACCGTTTATAGTATTCCTATTTGTACCGTATTCAACATATCTAGCAATCATATTCACCTGTACACCACTATTGGGATATACTTGTTTTTGTTGGAAACCTACAGCTATAAAGTTATTAAACTTCTTGAATATAGTTATATTATTTTTAAGAAACCCAGTAGCTTCCCATGTATTTAATGAAAAACCCATCCTCTTCTTATATGTTAAATAAGACACGGAAAGCGGCGCCCATTTAGTGCCTTTATACCTCTGAGTATCTATTGCACGTTCAAATTCTTTAGCAAGAGTTACAGCCATAAAGATTAGGAAGTCCATATAATACTGACTTCCTAATTCTTTCTGTATTCTCTTAGAACCTAACTTAAACATATGCTGAGAAACAGTTATATAGATACCATCTATATGCTCCATCTCAACAACACTTCTCAGTATCTTCATTTGATACCTCAATTAAAAATTCTGCTTACGTACCACCATAGAGCCACCACGTACAGCTTTTACTTTATTATCAAAGTCTTTTCTGAAATCATCTTGACTCAAGTAATTTTTAGGAGCATTAGGGTCTACTTCATTCCTACCAGTTACAACCATCACTTTACGATATACTTTATCAGGCACAACAAACTTAGTGCCTTTCTTTTCTAATGCAATAACCCTATTTTGCTCTAATGCTTTCTTTTCTTCTGCAGATAACTCTTTTGCATTATCACCAGAACTAAACACAATCCATGCATAATCACAGAATTTAGCACCTTGACCTTCTAAGAAACTAAATACAGATGATTTTACATTGTTATGTGTAGAATGGAATATTGTATCAGGTACAACCCTATCACGACTCATATTTCTAATAAAAGCTTCTTCCCTATTAGCTACTACCCATACTAAAGAAACCTTATACCCAATAGTTTTACACATCTTAGCGATATTTGTAATCTTAGATTCTTCATCACCAGTAATATCAAAAATAATATTAGGTAATTTATCTGACATTACAGACTTAAAGAAAGTCTCTTCCCTTTTATCTTTAAGTTTTAAATCTTTTACTTTTTGATGTAATAAAGATACATCTTCTGGATTCTTAAAATTGTAATCACCATTACGTTCATCATCAAAGATACCACTCTTAGCACCTTTAACATACAACTGTTTCAATTCATCAACATCAAAAGTCTTACCTTGTAACATAATTACATTATTCAAAGCAAAAGATTTGCCACTTCCTGCTCCGCCAGCCATAATAACAGCATGACCAAAGTTAGGATTCACTTTACCATCAAACGTAACTACCTTAGCTTCATTGATTGTATCATTATTTAATTGACTTCGTAAAGATTCTACGATTAAGTCACTACTATATTTCATAATTAAAAATTAACCTCAATTTACATTAAATCTACCACCACGAACCTTATCGCTACTCTTTGTATTTTTATCTTTCTTAGGTACTTTATAATCTTCTATGATATCATAATTATCAATATACTTTTTACCTTCTACAGAACCAAATGTCGTAGACATATTATCCTCAGCCTCAGTATACCCTACATTATTGCTTTCTGTATTAGCAAAATTAATACTATCTGCAGAACCTTCTGTGTCGTCATTATCAACTATTTGATTAACATAAGAATCGTGTTCATATGTCCTAAAGTCAGAGGACTTTTCATAATCAGAACTATATCCATCTTCTAACTGTTTAGTCATATACTCTGTATGCCTAGGTCTAACCTCACTACGTTTTAAGAAATGCTCACCATTCAATTCAATCATAGTGAAATCATTCATACGCTCAGGTGCTAATTTACATACCCAATACACACCATACACACTATCCATCTTCTTATCAGTAACCCTAAAGTCTGCAGTATTAATACCACCAAAGTAATATAACCTAATAATAGAATTTTCTTTGACATCTAACAGTTCTTTAGTCATCCAATCTTTATACATTGGTAAATAGACTAATTCAGGACGTTCATCATCCTCTGTATACCACCCAAGATTTTTTAACACCTTAACCTTAGGAGCATCATCAAAGATAACAGGTAAACGAATTGCATCGTCCCACATGAGATTTAAGTCTTGATTGAAATCTTGCTTTTCATACTTACAATTATAAAAATCTACCGTAATCCCAGTATGTAAAGCTGACTCCCAAAACATTCTCCTTTGTAATTCTATGTCTTCATTGACAATAACAGGGTTATTCACACTATGCTGTCTCTCTAACTGATATCGCCAATCTTTACCATATTCGTCAGCCATACACCTACTACCTATATGATACTAACATAAATTCCTTAACAGTACTGAAACCTTTAGCATTCCCTGTGCTTTTAGCAAGTTTAGCATCTAAATCTTTATCTTTTAATACCTCATCAAATAATGTAGTAATAACTTTCTCAGCTACAGATTTGAAATCAGTTGAAACAAATTGTAAATCTTTAACTGCAGTTATATCACATTTAACTTTGAAAGGTTTAAATGTATTTAACGTAGTTACAGGTGCATCTAATTCTTGTACTATAATTTGTTTAGCAGTAATAGTTGTCGTACCATTTGTTTTATCTTCTGATGTAAACGTACCATCACATCTTACAATAAGATTAAGTCTAGCATCTAAATCATGATTTTCAACATAATACTCTACATCTAAAGTATAAGTACCATCCTTAATCTTATGAACCCTAAACCCTGTCTCTACATTGTAGAATTTACCACCTAAAACCCTTTTTAAAGGAGTAAATGTTTTGCTATTACCAATCTTACGTAAATCACCCATGACTGTCTCGCTAACAACGTTCTTTACACCCTCTAAAATAGAGTCATATTTTGTTTTCTTAGTCAAAATTACCATTTATACCA